AGATGGATTGAAGCAAATGAGAACTTTGCTTGTTAATGAAAATGTATATGCAAGGGCTGTTTAATGCCTGATAGGTGGCAAACACATTCATTTGAGTTTAAGGGAGGTTTGATAACCAACCTTTCTCCGTATCAACAGGGATTTCAAGCACCCGGATCGGCAAGAATATTACGTAACTTTGAACCATCTATCTTTGGTGGTTACAGAAGAGTAGAAGGATTCTCTAAGTTCGATACAAACGCTGTAACGAATACAGGTGTTATTAGGGGTATACATCATTATAACAGCGAAGTGTACGCTGTACGAGGAGATGACTTATTTAAGTCTAGTGGTTCAGGATGGACACAAGTAAGTGACAATGCAACCTACAGTAGTGGGGGTGTTACAGTTGGTGGCACAGGTAAAGTACGATTTTTGAAGTACGATTTTGATGGTACAGAAAAACTTATGCTTGTCGATGGAACAGGCAAACCATTTAGATTTGATGGAACTACATTTGAACAGTTGACTTCATTACCTGCTGACACGTCTGGTGCAAGCTTTGCAGTCAACTTTAAGAACCACATTTTTCTCGGAAATGGCAAAAACCTTGTTTTTTCTGCTCCTTATGCAGATACGGACTTTACAAGTGCGAGTGGTGGTGGTATAATAAACGTAGCGGATGCGATTACAGGGTTAATTGTTTTTCGTGATCAACTCATTGTATTTAGTGAAAACAGTATCAACGTAATTGCGGGTAGTAGTGTAGGTGATTTTCAACTAAAACCAGTTTCTCGTGATTTAGGTTGTATTGCTGAAGATACTATACAAGAGATTGGTGGAGACATAATATTTCTAGGACCTGATGGTTTAAGACTTTTTTCTGCTACCGATAGATTTGGTGATTTTAGTCTTGCTACCGTATCGAAGCCAGTACAAGATGAAATACTAGATTTGATTACGAGTAGTCCAAATGGTTTTTCTAGTACAGTTATTCGTGAAAAAAGTCAATACAGATTATTTGGTTACAACACTAGCTTTACTAATGCTTCGGCTAAAGGACTTGCAGCCACGCAATTACAAGAGGGTATATCGTTCAATGATTTACGTGGCATAAATGCTTACGTTGTACATAGTGAATATGTAGATCGTACTGAACTTATCTATTTTGGTGCAAGTGACGGCTACATATACAGAATGGAAGATGGTAATAGCTTTGATGGAGAGAAGATACAGGCTACATTTGCTACCCCTTATATACCATTGGGTGATCCTACTATCCGTAAAACAGTATATAAGGGTATAACATATTTAGATGTAAACGGAGAGGTAGATATTAGATACTCTCTTAAATTTGATTTTGATCAACAGAATGTTATTCAACCAAATTCATTACTTTTTTCAAACCTTGCAGCTTCATCAATTTCGTACGGTGCAGGGATTTATGGAACATCCTCATATGGGGGTAAACAAAAGGCAATTTACGAATTGCAAACAATAGGTTCAGGTTTTACAGTGTCTATTTTATATGAAACTATAGGGGATACCATAGACGCTGTATTTACTATTGATGCTGCAACTCTGCAGTATTCCACTAACGCTAGGAGATAAGAAATGGGAACAGGCTACACAAGGAATGATACGCCTAATAATATAGCTGACGGTAACGTGATCAATGCGTCAGACCTTGATGGAGAGTTTGATGCGGTACAAGCTGCGTTTAACGGTTCAACTGGACACTCACATGATGGCACTACAGGTGAAGGACCACAGATAGCAACAGGTGGTCTAGCTGACAATGCAGTGACCACAGCTAAAATAACTGATGCTAATGTTACTACAGCCAAAATTGCAGACTCTAATGTTACTACAGCTAAGATAAACAATGGTGCAGTCACAAGTGCTAAACTTGACACAAACATACAAATAGCAGGTACTCTTGGTGTTACAGGAGTTTCTAGTTTTGCAGATGGTTCTAACTCTGCACCATCTCTTACATTCACTAGCGACACCAACACTGGTATTTATAGAGGTGGCACAGACATATTAAAGTTTGTAACAGCAGGAACAGATGCTGTAACCATAGATGCTAGTCAAGATGTCACTCTAGCAGGAAGTGTAGCCCTTTCAGACAATGAAGCAATACGCTTTGGAGCAGGTCAAGATTTACAGCTATATCACGATGCTTCAACTGGAAACAGTTTTGTTCTTGAACAAGGAACTGGTTCATTAATTTTGCAAGGAACAAATATACAACTTAAAGCTACTGATAGCACTGATCTTGCTGAATTTAATGATGCAGGTGCAGTTAACTTAAGATATAGTGGCAACCTTAAACTAGCCACCACCTCAACAGGCATTGACGTAACAGGTACAGCAGTCACAGATGGATTAACTGTAGCAGGTAACCTCTCAGTAGATGGTGGCACAATCAAGCTAAATGGTAATTATCCAACTAGTACAGGCAACGTAGCGTTGGGGAGTACTGCTGGTTCTAGCCTCACTTCAGGTACTTTCAACACGCTTTTGGGGAGTGCAACTGGTCTTAGCTTAACAACTGGCTACAACAACGTAGCGGTTGGGTATGGTGCTTTTGATGCTGCTACAGATGCTCATAGTTCAGTGGCGATTGGCGCAAACGCACTTACTACAAACACAACGGGTGCAGAAAATACTGCAGTTGGTCAAAGGGCGTTATTCCTAAACACTACTGGGGGTAGCAACGTAGCTTTGGGTCGCAGGGCATTAGAAAACAACACCACAGCATCCAACAACACAGCAGTGGGGTATCAAGCTGGTTTTACTAATACTACAGGTGCTGATATAACGGCTGTTGGTCGCTATGCCCTTTACAATAACAATGGCAATGAAAATACTGCGTTTGGTAATCAATCTATGTTTGGCAATACGTCAGGTGTAGAAAACTCTGCGTTTGGAACAAAATCATTAGAAGCCAATACGACAGGTAGCTATAACGTAGCAGTTGGTAAGTTTGCTTTAAAAGAAAACACCACCGGATCTTACAGCACAGCTGTTGGCTATCAAGCAGGGTACAGTCAAACAGCAACAGGTTCTGTATTTAATACTTTTGTAGGAAATGTTTCAGGTCATAGTACCACTAGTGGTACACGAAATTCTTTTTTTGGTCATTATAGTGGTGAAGCAAATACAACAGGAGAATACAATACTTATATAGGACAGAACTCTGGTTATCTTATGACCACTGGTAGCAAAAACACTATCTTAGGTAGTTACAGTGGCAATCAAGGTGGATTAGACATAAGAACATCAAGCAATCACATTGTGTTATCAGATGGTGATGGTAATCCGAGAGGTATATTTGATGGTAGTGGCAACTTCTTGGTGGGCAAGACTGCTGTAGACACAACATCAGAGGGCGTTGTTTTAGCCAACCAGTCTTATTTTACACGCACTGGCGGCAATACAGCGTTTTTCAACCGTAATACTTCAGACGGTAACATTATTGCTTTTGGCAAAGATGGTTCACAAATAGGTAGTATTCAAGCAAGTGGCACAAATATGGTTATTGGTAATAATGGAGATGTGTGTCTTAATTTTGTAGATGGTGCGACAGATAGAGTACAACCTGCAAATACTGACAGAACAAGTAGAGATAATGCTATTGACTTAGGTGCATCAGCCGCACGCTTCAAAGACCTCTACCTATCAGGTGGTGTATACTTAGGTGGCACTGGTTCAGCTAATTATTTGGATGACTATGAAACTGGTTCTTGGACACCAATATTAAGCTCTAGTGGTGCTACTTTTTCATATAGTTATAATGCAGGACATTATGTTAAAGTAGGAGATATAGTTTCATGTTGGGCAAGAATAACAAGTAATGCAACACCAACTGGTACAACAGGTAATGCTTTATTTATAGCAGGATTACCTTTTACTATTTATAATCAACCAGATTTATATAGTGGAGATAGTTTAGGTCATTTTATTTCATACAATATACCATCTGGATATACAAATGCTACACTTCAATATCAACAAAGTACTGCAACAGTAATTTTAAACTTTACTGGAGATAATACTGGTGAGTCTACTGCCGCAGCTTCAGCAGTTAGTTCAAGCACTCAATTTAGATTTAGATTAACATATAGAACAGCATAACCCTATTGGACATAGGGTAGTCAGTCCATTAACCAAAAGGAGATAAAAATGGCATTAACAGAAGAAACAATACAAGACAAAATAGAGATATTTGGTGAGTTCAAGCACGTTCAAGTAAGAACTGCCACAGTCATCAAGAG